AACAAGGTGGTGGAGGAGGTGGAGGAATAACAACTTTAGATCCTTATTCTCGTCCTCAAGGAAAACCTTTAGATCCCAATAGTTTTTTAGGAAGAACAATTCAAGGAGTAAAAGACTTTGGTACTTCAGTATTTGATAGATTTTCTGGTTCTAAAGTAGGAGAAGGAATTACAGAGGGTGCAACTAAATTTAAAAATGTAGCATTCACTCCTATGATGGCTTTAGCTAATATGAGAAATCCTTTAAATCCTAATGCACAAAATTATAATCCTAGTCTTCAAGGTCAAATAGATATGCTTGAAGGAATGACAGGAACTAAAATAACAGGAACATCTGACAATTTAAAATTTACTGATAATCAAATGATGATAGGTCGAGATCCTAATTCTGGTTTAGCAAAGTACGGACCAGGTTCGGTTCTTGAAGGTCAAAATGTTGTATCAGGTTTTGGAACAAATGATTATATAGGTCAGTTAGATAAGTATATAGAAAAAATGAAAAGTTACGCAACTCTTTCTAAATTTCAACAAGCAAAACTTGATAGAGCTATTGCTGAAAAAAAAGCAGCCGAAGAAAAAGCCTTACAAGAAGAATTAGCTAAAGAAGCAGAAAAAAGAAGACAAGAACAATACGGAAAAACTAATTATGGAAAAGGTACTGGTGGTCAATCTTATAGTGGTGATGCTGTGGGGGCACCAGGTTTAGGATTTGGTGTAGGTGCAACAACTGGTGGTCCAGTAAGTAATAGAACTGGTAGAGGAAGACAAGATTATAAAAAAGGTGGACTAGCAACAATGTTTAAATTAAAAGGATAATCATGGCAGACAAACCCTCACTAATCGATGACGCTTTACCTAATCAAACGGTAAGCGATGCAGAATTTAGAGAAACAGAAGTAACAGAAGTAGAAACACCTAACGAAGATATTGTTCAAACATCAGAAGATGTAGCAGTAACGATGGATGAAGAAGGTGGAGCAGAAGTTTCTTTTGATCCAAACGCTATAGATCCATCTATGCAATCTAATCACAATGCAAATTTAGCTGAGAGTTTAAGTGATCAGGCTTTGGATTCATTAGGTACAAAATTATTTGATCAGTACAGAGAGTACAAAGAATCTCGTGGTGATTGGGAACAATCATACAGAGAAGGTTTAGAACTTTTAGGATTTAAATATGAAAGAAGAACAGAACCTTTCAGAGGTGCATCAGGTGTTAATCACCCTGTTCTTGCAGAAGCAGTTACACAATTTCAAGCACAAGCCTACAAAGAATTATTACCAGCAGATGGTCCTGTTAGAACTCAGATTATGGGAGCAATTACTCCAGAGAAACAAGACCAAGCACACAGAGTAAAAGATTTTATGAATTATCAAATTATGGATCAAATGAAAGAATACGAACCAGAGTTTGATCAAATGCTTTTCTATCTACCCCTCTCCGGTTCTACCTTTAAGAAAGTTTACTATGACGAACTTTTAGGTAGAGCCGTTTCTAAATTTGTACCGGCAGATGATTTGATTGTGCCATACTCTGCAAACTCTTTAGATGATGCAGAAGCAATTGTGCATGTAATTAAGATGTCTGAAAATGAATTAAGAAAACAACAGGTTGCAGGATTTTATAGAGACATAGATTTAGGACAACCTCCTGTTACTCAAAATGAATTAGAAGATAAAAAATTAGAACTAGAAGGTATTTCTAAAGACGGTCAAGAAGATCAATACACACTTTTAGAAATGCATGTCAATCTAGATCTAGAAGGTTATGAAGATACATCTCCTGACGGGGAAGAAACAGGAATTAAAATTCCATACATTGTAACGATCGCAGAATCTAATAATAAAATTTTATCGATTAGAAGAAACTACGCCGAAGGTGATAAGTTAATGAAAAAAATAAATTACTTTGTACAATTTAAATTTTTACCTGGAACAGGTTTTTATGGTTTTGGTTTAATTCACATGATTGGTGGTTTAACTAGAACTGCAACTGCAGCGTTGAGACAATTGTTAGATGCAGGAACTTTAGCAAACTTACCAGCTGGATTTAAATCTAGAGGTATTAGAATCAGAGACGATGCACAACCATTACAACCTGGTGAGTTCAGAGATGTCGACGCTCCAGGAGGCAATATCAAAGATCAGTTTATGACTTTACCTTTCAAAGGACCTGATGCAACATTACTCCAGTTGATGGGTATTGTAGTCTCCGCTGGCCAACGATTCGCGGCTATCGCAGATATGCAAGTGGGCGACATGAACCAACAAGCAGCCGTCGGTACGACTGTTGCATTATTGGAACGTGGATCGAGAGTGATGTCAGCTATTCACAAAAGATTGTATGTTGGTCTAAAACAAGAATTTAAATTATTAGCAAACGTATTTAAAACATATTTACCACCGGTGTATCCTTACGATGTACCAGGGGCAACGAGAAATATTAAGATGCAAGATTTTGACGATAGAATAGATATTCTACCAGTTGCAGATCCAAACATCTTTTCTCAAACACAAAGAATTTCGATGGCGCAATCACAACTTCAACTAGCGCAATCGAATCCTCAACTACATAACCTATACCAAGCGTATAGGTCTATGTATGAAGCATTAGGAGTTAAAAATATTAGTTCTATTTTACCACCACCACAACAACCACAACCTCTTGATCCAAGTATGGAAGAAATTGCAGCAATGGCTGGTAAACCTTTTCAAGCTTTTGTGGGTCAAGACCACAAAGCACACATTGATGCTCACTTAAACTTTATGAAATCAAATACAGTGCAAAATAATCCTATGGTTATGGGTGCGTTACAAAAAAATATTTTGGAAAGAATTAGTTTAATGGCACAAGAACAAATTCAATTAGAGTTTAGAGAAGAATTAATGCAAGCAAGACAAATTCAAATGGCTTTACAACAAAATCCTAATGATCCAGCTCTCATTCAACAAGCAAATCAGCTAACTCAAACTATGAATGCTAGAAAAGCTGTGTTGATTGCAGAGATGACTAAAGATTATATGGATGAAGAGCAGAAAATCATCAGTGAATTTGGTGGAGATCCACTAATTAAACTAAAAACTAGAGAACTTGACCTTCGAGCAAGGCAAAATGAAGCTAGAGCAGCGTATGATGAAGGCAGAATTAGCTTAGATACACTAAAAGCAATGATGAACCAACAAAACACACAAGAAAAATTAGAACAAAACGAAGATTTAGCAGAATTAAGAGCTGAAACTTCAATTGCTAAAACAATTCTATCAGGTGAAAACAGTATCAGACGACAACAGATGGCAGATGCTAGTAAAATTCATGATTTCGGTAGAAATTTTGGAAAAAAATAGATATAAATCTACACAAGGAGTAAACTATGGACAGAAAAGTTAAAGAACCTAAAATTACAAAGGAGTTAGGCGTTGGAAAAGACGGATACCAAACTGGTGGCGTTGAAATCAAAGCAACTGACCCTATGGAATCACAGGTTGTTGACGTTAGAGGCACAAAAAGAATGCGTCCTGACAAAAAACCTGTAAAAGCAACTTGGTATTAAGCAATGTGGTTTCAGGCAATTAAGTTAGCCGTTTCTGCTGGTAGCAAAATTTATGCTAACAAGCAAAAAGCAAAAATGGCAATGTCAGATGCACAACTTTTGCATGCTGAGAAACAAGCTCGTGGTGAGGAAGCTTACCAAGGTAAACTTCTAGAGGCTCGGCAGTCAGATTGGAAAGACGAAGCCGTCCTCATAATATTAAGCACGCCCGTGGCGGTGCTTGCTTGGGCAGTCGTATCAGACGACCCAACTGCGATGGACAAAGTAAAATTGTTTTTTGAGATGTTCTCGCAGCTCCCGGGATGGTTCACGAATTTATGGATCCTTGTCGTGGCCAGCATATATGGTATAAAGGGGACACAAATATTTAGGAACGGAGGAAAAAAATAATGCCTAATAGAAGATATAACAAACAAGTTGCCCCTCAATTTAAAGCTGGTGGCAAAGTAAAAAAGATGGGTGGTAGAAGTGGCGAGATGATGTACTCTAGAGGATACGGAGTAGATGAAAAATCAAAAAGAAAACCTACTGAACTTATGGATAGAGGCGCTATGAAAAAAGGTGGCAAAGTTGGTAAGAAGAAACAAGGTTACAAAGACAGAAAAGATGAATCTATTGCTATGAGAATCAGAAAGAAAAGAACTGCTAAACAATTAAAAGCTAGCAGAGATGATTCTTATGGAAGATTTGGGTCAAAAGCTAAAAAGTCTGGAAAAATTAATAGGTAGTTTATGAACACTAGAAGAATGAATCGTCTTGAAGAACTTGGCAGAGTTGATTCTGAAAAAGCTTTTACTAAAAAAGGTAAAAGAAATCTTAAAGACGAAAAGAAAAGAATTGTCAGAGAACTTAACAAGAAAAAAGACGGTGGTTCTTTAAAATCTGTAGATAAAGAAAAAAATCCAGGTCTTGCTAAACTTCCAACTAAAGTTAGAAATAAAATGGGCTATATGAAAAAAGGTGGTAGAGTAAAAATGAAAAGTGGTGGTATGGCTAAAA